TTTTTTTGTTAGGGAGGGGAACCCGTTTAGGCGTATCCACCTCCATCTTAACATCTTTGAGAATTTTTTTCTCAGCTTGTTTTATAGTTGAAGGAGGTCCTACTGTCTGAGCAGGACGTCTTCTCTGTCTATTGTTATAAGTCTTTGGTTGACCATTTCCGTAAGGGTTAAAGACTCCTTGCAACTGAATTACATGACCTAAGTGTCGAGGAAACTGTTGGTTTCCATTAGCATTAAAAGAGCCAGGTCTAACAACTTTATTTTCACGAGGACATTCGTCATTAGACGGAGTCTGATCTTTAACAAAATCTCTTACATACGAAGGGCGATACATATCTCGAAGCAAGACATCAATACGCTTCACCTCATCATCTTCTTTACACTTAGTTATATCACGAATATATTCGTATCTAATCTCCAACTCACTAGGAGGGACAAAGGTAGAATCAATAAGATTCGTAGCTTGGGCTAAAACGCTCGAAAAAGTGTCGAGTTGAGTATCTCCAGTTTCACTTAACACTACATTTTCATAACCAGCAGTTCTCATCATACAAGTAACAGTTCCATCTGTATTGGAAGTGTAAGTCGGTGGAAAAAAAGATAGAGCGGACTGCTGTCCTCTCTTTATCATATGTTGATTTCCATAGGGACTATATCCACCTTCTTTGAAACCACAAGACAATCTAGCAGTAGTCTGAGCTTCGGTTTCAACTTCAAGAAGTGGTAATAGATCCATCAAACCTTTACAAGTCACTTCAAGATTCTTTTTACATATTGTGTCCCACTCCAAAGGATCTTGAGCACAAGACATAAATCCTCGAGTACAGGCATTGTTAAAAACACTATGATCGGGGGTAATAGAATAACATGAGTCAGTGTGTTTAATCTTACGTATCTGTCTCCACGAAGGAGCAGTACCAGGATAGTTATATTGTAAATTGTCTCGAAACATTTCCTTTCTTTCATTATTTGAATCATCTACAGATTGTGTTTGCATCACAATCTTAACAATTGGCCCATCCGCCTCCAATGCCAATTGAAATCCACACTCATAGCCCATATACATAGTAATAATAGTCTGAGGACTTAAAGCACCTAAACAAACTATAGCCTTAATAGTGGGGTGTCCAGCTCCAAATAAGCCAGAACTCGAATAATGCTGAAGAATCTTTATATAGCATGAACGATACTCCTCCCAAACTTCCCGATGAGGAAAAAGCATGAGATACATCGAAAAACACAAAGAAAGAAACTGATAAGGCTGAGTTCTCTTATAAGTATAAAATAATGGAGACAGAAGACGGTCCAAAGACCACTTAGGCAACCAACATCTATTTTCTTCCGAATAATAGAACTGAAATCCAAGAAAACTCAACTGAGAAACAGGAAGATTTAGTCCAATTTTGAACTCTTTCAAAACCAATCCATGAAACTCATAAAGACGATCAGTGACATATTTTTCGTCTAACATTAAGTCAAACTCAATAGAAATAGCAAACACGTTATCGTCACCAAACAAAGCTACTACCTGCTCCCAAACAAGCTGAGGAGTAGGATACTTTCCATATTTATCATAATAAGCTGAAACCAGAACATCAGCAAATACTTCTTTAGCAGCTTCAATATTGTGAGGGGTTGTGTCACCAGCACCACTATTATTCCCCCTCTCCCTCATAACAACATCTCCATTAGTCATGATCATAATAGAATGTATGACATTGTCTCTAACCCACTCTGACAACTTTATATAAGCATTTTTAAGTTCTTGGGAAAAACCAGCCGAATTAACAGCAACGACAAAGTCATTATGTCTCCTATTAGCAACATCTCTCAACCATATTTTACGGTCCCATCCTTTCACATCCCAGTACCCCTTTATTGGAAACTTAGGAATACCCTGATCATCAACTTCTTCCATACGTGAAGCCAAATTATTAACTCCACCTGAAAAAGGATTCATACCATAATAAGACCATCCAAACATCTTCAGATTATCATTGGGAATCATTCCAGTCCACAACTGGGCAAAAAGTAAATTAAAAGAAGGAATGTTAAAAGTCCTTGACTTTTGGTCATAAAAATCTTCTATAGCAGCAAGTTCCACTTTTCCTGAATTTCTATAATATCCAC